AAACAAAAATATAAAACCAGCTCATGTCCAAGAATTATGCAAATTCTTCAACATTGATGAAAAAACATTGATGGGAGATCCAGAAGAATTGACAGATTATAGATTCTTTGATCAAGGAAAATACATCTGTACTGCTCCACTCAAAGAACTAAGCAAGATCACTGGCAAAGATGTGTCAATACTCAAGTATTATATACACTTGAATGAACAAGGAAGAGAAGCTGGCCAGTATAGAATAGAAAGGGTCACTGAAGATGAAAAGTAAAGTTAATTGGCTGATTATCAATTTGATCTCATTGGCAGCTATTTCATTAGTCATTGCTATCAATCTTAATTATAGATTAGTAGATCAAGAAAATAAGATCAAAGATATGGAATGGACGATCCAAGAGCATGAATTGAGCATTCAAAGATTGGCAGAACAAAACACTGCACAAGATGTCGTTTTGAATAAATTGAACCAAGAATATCAAATGCAGGAACGAAAGAAAGCAGAAGCAGTCAAGGAAGCTGCTGAAATGAATAATGTCGGAGGATAATAATGATTAACAATGTGACTCTTATTGGTCGACTGACCAGAGATGCAGAACTACGCTATACACCTAGCAACATCACAACAGCTCAATTCAATATTGCATGCAATCGCAATTTCAAAAACGCAAATGATGAATATGATGCAGATTTTATCAACTGTGTGATGTGGCGAGAACAAGCAGAACGATTCTGCAATTGGACAAGGAAAGGAATGCTTGTAGGAATCACTGGACGAATCCAAACAAGAAACTATGAGAATAACGATGGTAAACGTGTATATGTGACTGAAGTTGTCGCAGAAAATTTCCAAGTTTTGGAAAAGCGTGATAATACTGCAAATCAAAATAGCATGACGGAACAGATGCCACCAAGTTTTGCAAATCCAATGGACATCACAGAAGACGGTTTACCATTCTAAGGATTTTTAAAAAAGGATAAAAAATATGGAAGATTGGACTAGAGTTGTATTGTACGGAACGTATGACGGATTCGTTCGTTCAACAGTTGATTCGCTACAAATCGCTGTAAGGCTTGATAGTGGCGAAAGGGTAGAAATACCAAGTGAATGTGTTATGAGTGCAGATCAAATTGTCAAGAAGGATAAAATAAAACTGAAAGATGTTATCAAACGAATTAAATACTTTGATCTTGCCACTCAAGCAGTATGGGTCAATGGAATTTTAAATGAGCTGGGAAGTGGTTTTGGGTTGCATAAATATCATGAAGGATATAAGCAAGGCAAGCTTGAGGGTACTTTGGAACGTGAGAAAGTCACAATCCCGCAGCGTATAGATGAATTTATCACAGAACAGAAAAAACTAGGTCATACGCTGTCCTACTCAATAGATGCATGTATGCCTGACCAAGTGGCAGAATGGTACTGGGATAATTCCGAAATATTCGCTCTCGCTTGGATCAACGGCTACGAGATCGATGAAGAAAAGCGGTATCGAGTAAAATTAAAAAGCAACCCCGAAGAAGTTGACTATTTGGTTGATACAAAAAGGAGCGGGCTTCGTTTTTATAGCAACATTTACACACAAAGTAGGGAACATACACGAGAAGAGATTGAAGCCGCTGGCTTCGGCTGGGTATTCGATTGTCCAGGTATTGAGATTGAGGAGGTGGAAGGATGATTATTAAGAATTATAAATACAAAAATTCGAAAGATGGAATTCATTACATAATTGATGTAGATGGTTACGAATTTGAAATGAATCACATAAGAACAGAGTACGGCAGTGTACAACATGACGACATAGAATATTTTTTAGATGAAATTGCTGAATACGATATGCAAGAAGCGGAATTGATTGAAGACTTTGTAAGACTTCAAAGTTACTTGTTAATGTATGGAGTTGGATTTGCCCTTAAAAGTGCTGAGGAGGTAGAGTGATGGGATTTATTAGTTGGTTAACTTTATTATTAATAGCTTTGAAATTGTTAGGTGTAATCTCTTGGAGCTGGTTCTTTGTCTTTCTACCTGCAATAGCTGATCTAGTAATTTCTGTTCTGATTTTAGTGGTAGCTAAAATGATATGGGATAAGTAGGATTTATTATGGAATTTCAAAATTTTATTTATTTGTTGTTAGCTTTTGTTTGGTTCGCTGGCTTATTGTGGGCATCAGTTGCTATTTACAGAAGTAGGAAAAAGAAATGAAAACTTATGTTGTAAGAAAATATCACGGTCATTCAAGTTGGATTGATCCTAAACATTTAGCTGAATACACTGAAGCTGAATTTGAGACAAGGCATGAAGCTCTTGCCCACTGTGAAAGACTAAAAGGAAAAGGGATAGTAGAGATCTATCAAAGAGAGGTTAATGGATGAAAAAATTAAACAATAGAGAGTTGTTCAATCTTGACCAAGAATTATTCAACTTTCGTGGAATTGACCGGGCAATCTGGACACGCAAAGCAGAATTGATGGCAAAGAACGGTGATGATTTAGTCGGAGAAGGAAAATCCTGCATCAGCAAACCAACAGAAAATACAGTGATGAAATTTGCTACTGATGTGACATTGAAGAATCTTGAGCTGTTCAAAGAAACTGTTGAATCTTTCAAGAAACAATTGACAGGAGAACAGCTTGACATCTTCTATTTGAGATGGGGACAAGCAAATCTCGATTGGGAAGAAATTGCTGAAAAGCAATTTGTCAGCAATGCTACAATTTACAGGAAGCGTGCAGGGATCTTGGAAACCTACGCAAGAATGAAAGGTGTACTATAAATTGAGAATATAAGTTATTGTATTCTCACACAAAATAAAATACTATAACCTTGTCCATGATAATCACATCATGGATGAGAGGGTCTCCTAATAGTTGTTAGGGAGTTAGCTCAAACGGTTAGAGCATGCTGGCGGAAAACAGCAGATGCAGGTTCGATTCCTGCACTCCCAATTCCTTATGAAAATCAATTTTAATATAGAGAGGGGGAAGCGTATGGAAGAGGTCTCACCCATAAAAGACACAGATGACATCCAAGCCATGAAAGACTATCTGAGAGAGTGGAATGAAATGTATTACATGTTATTCATCACTGGTCTCAATACAGGTTTGCGTGTTGGTGATATCCTCACACTCAAAGTCAAAGATGTTCAGGGATGGCACATCAAGTTACGAGAAAGAAAGACTGGCAAACAGATTTCCCGTAGAATGACGAAAGAGCTGAAACGAGAAATGAGGAAGTATGTTGAAGGGAAGCCATTCCATCATTTCTTATTCAAGAGCAGGCAGGGAGGGAACAAGGCCATCACTCGTGAACGAGCCTACCAGATAATCCATGAGGCTGCTGAAGAACTGGGCATTGACAATGTGGGGACTCACACAATGCGCAAAACATTTGGATATAAATATTACAACAAAACAAAGGACGTAGGCACACTACAAAAGATGTTCAACCACTCGTCTCCAGCCATAACGCTGAGATATATTGGAATCGAACAAGCTGAATTAGATGATGCCTTGAGAAACTTTGTTATTTAATTTTATAATTTTGACATTAACATAATGAGTTAGGCATAAGCTAAGAAAAGAGAAATGAATGAAACCCATATCCTAAAAGGATTTCAGAAATAAGGCGAGCTTAACAAAATATAAGATATGTGAAAGTGAGGGTGAAAAATGGCTACTGCAAAAAGAACATCAGATATAACTGTGGCGCTTTATGAATGGAATAAATTGACAACCAGAGATATCTATGAAGACGATAAAGAAATATTTTGGGATGGATTTGATTCTGTTTGGGATGGTAAAACTCCAGAAATTGACGAGGAAGTTCTTGTATACAATCCAAAGACCCAAGAGATAACCACTGACATCTGGATTGATTTTGGGAACGGTGTTGGATTTGAAAACACTTATGAAGATACAGTATTCTGGATGAGTTATCCAAAACCACCAAAGGAGATGGAAGAATGAATAAACAAGAGTTGATAAAACGTATTTCGGAGCTGCCTTATTCAGAAGGTCCTATAGCAGATATAGTCACAGTAAATAGAAATTGGATATTGGGATCTATAGAACAACTAGACAAACCACAGGAAGTCCCAGTCCCGCAGTTTGTGGCGGATTATATTAAATATGCCATAGAGAATGATTGGGATTTTCAAGATTTATTTAAGCGTATAGAAGACGAAGAAGATGAAGAACTTCTGAGATGGGTTTATCACGAACGTAATCAAGAAACGCTTGCTGCCGCTTGGATCAATGGCTACACAGTTGAGAAAGAGAAACGGTATATAGTGAAGATGAGTTCAACAAAACAACCGCTATTTTATAATAATATGTACGAGAAAATATTCTTTTCTTTAGGAGATTTAGCTACTCGATTTACACGCAAACAACTTGAAGGGCTTGGATTGGGTTGGGTCTTTGATTGTGAAGGAATTGAAATTGAGGAGGTAACAGAATGAATACAAAATTTAGAGCATGGGACGAAGAAAAACAAAAAATGTTTTACAGGGTCATGGTAGGCAATTGTGATCAAAATGATGAAAACCGTAATTGCCCAGTAGTCTACTATGAGGGAAGTGGATGGAAGCACTTCGAAGATTTGAAATACATTACTCAGTCAACACGCACTTATGACAAAGAAGGCAAGGAAATTTATGTAGGTGATGTCCTTCAGATTGATTTTGTAAAAGCTATTGTCCGTTTTGGGAAGTATCGCTACTATGAAGAAAAGAAAGTGCTTTCTGGGAATGGTTTCTATCTGGAATGTTTAAATGTCATGGACCCAGATTGTATTTCACCTTATGAACCAGATGTGTTGGATAAGGCTGAAATCATTGGGAACATTTTTGAGAACCCAACACTAGCATATCATTTTATAGGATTGAGACCGAAGGAAGTTGAGGAAAAGAAATGAACAACAGTATAACGATAAAGCAATACACAGATATTCCGTTATTAAAAAGTGCAGTAAATGAATTGAACACGGATATCAAGAATAATCCAGGTTTGAAATATGAGATTGTAGGATATTCAATTTGTAAAGATGAAACATTCTGCACAACCGTTTCAAGTATCCTTGTACATTGGGAAGGAACACCATTCCAAAAAATGAGAAAATAAACTCTTGTTTTCTCACGTAAAATAAAATATTATGATAGCATAGCTTTCAAGTATGAGAGGGACAGCCAATCAGTTTGGTCTGTCCTTTTTGTGTGAGGAGGATTATATGTATAACAAAATTGTCAGACCTTCTTTGAAGACAAAGAAGTGGGAGAAGTTCAGAGATAAGATTCTAAGAAAACATAATTATCTTTGTCAGGAAAGTTTGAGGTACGGAATATCAGAACCTGCTGAAATGGTCCATCATATTTTTCCAGTGTCCGAATATCCTGAACTAGAATTCCAAGAATGGAATTGTCTGCCACTTACTAACAAGCGACACAATACTTTTCATGACAGAACCAATGATAAAGTTATTGGTCAAGGAATTTTTTGGCAAAAGAAACGAAAAAGGGAATTTTTGAATTTTTACAAAAATCAAAAAAATGAAATTTTGTAAAAATCGAATTTTTCAATTTTTCAATTTTTGAATTTTTCAATTATCCCCCCCATCGAAAAAAATTTTTTCCGAGCGTCTGGGAACCGGTGAAGGGAACTTTTTCCAAGTCGGGACCGCTCAGACAAAAAGGGGATAAAAACTAAAGGGATTTTGGGAAGGAGGCCTAGTTTTTTGGCAAAACCAGTCACAGCTAAGTCAATCAAGTCAAAAGTCATCAAACAGATGAAAGAGCTTGGAACTTACCGCAAAGAATTTGACATGATCATTGATATCTTTGCAGGTATGCTCTATCAGTATCAGAAACTTGCTCAGGATTATGCTGATATGGGCTATCCTGTCACAGATGTCTATGTGAATAAGGCAGGAGCTGAGAATGAGCGTAAGGTTCCCATTCTCACAGCAATGGAAATTCTACGGAAAGACATACTCAGCTATTCCAATCAATTGATGATGAATCCTAAATCATTGGGTGAAGTAGTAGAGCAAGACAATGGATCAGTCCTTACAGAGGTTCTGAAATTCAAGGATGAGATCAAAAAGAAACGGGTGAAGTCTGATGGGTAACGTGGAGAAAGCTAAAAAATACGCTCAACACGTTCTGGACCATCAGGAAGAGCATTGTGAAGAAAACATTTTGGCAGCATCACGCTTTCTGAGAGATTTAGACAATCCAGAATTCGAGATGGATGAAGACATGGTTGATTTTGTTGTCCATTTCATCGAACACACAATTGTCCATCAGCAGGGTGATGACATGTTTGCGGTCTCTATCCGTAACAAGCCCTTGTTACTTCAACCGTGGCAACATTTTGTGGTGGTCAACCTCTTTGGCTTCTACATCAAGGGAACGAATGAGAGACGCTTCAAAGAAGCTCTGATCATGCTTGCCAGAAAAAATGGCAAAACTTCCTTCACTGCTGCAATCGCTCTGGCTTATCAAATCCTTGATACAGATAGCGGTTCAAAATGCTATATAGTAGCCAATTCTGTCAAGCAAGCCTTGGAAGCATTTGGATTCTTGAGGTTCAATGTTGAGAGATGGAATGACAAGAACATCCGTATCAAGGATAACAACCAAGAACACTCTATCACTGCCAATTTTGGTGAGGAGGGGTCATTCTTCATCCAAGCACTAGCTAATGATGAAAGCCGGCTTGACTCACTCAACGGGAATGTCATCATACTAGATGAAGCCCATACAATGAGAAATTCCAAGAAATATGGTCTTATGAAGAAAACAATGTCAGCATACCGAAACAGTATGCTTTTTGTTATCTCAACAGCCGGGGACATTCCAACAGGCTTCCTTGCTAACCGTCTGAAATATTGTCAAAAGGTGTTGAAAGAGCTGGTCAAAGATGATTCATTCTTCATCTTCATTTGTAAGGCCAATCAGGCCACTGATGGCGATGTGGGAGACTACTTGGATGAGAATGTGTTGAAGATGGCCAATCCCTCGTGGGGTGTGACCGTATCGCTCAAGGCCCTCAAGGAAGAGGCTGAACAAGCCTTGAACGATCCACAGACAAGAAACGAGTTCTTCAACAAGACATTGAATGTCTTCACTAACTCAATGAACGCTTATTTCAATCCTGATGAGTTCATTGCTAGTGATGACTGCTATGACTGGACCATTGAGGAGCTTGCAAGGCTTCCTATTCGCTGGTATGGAGGAGCAGACCTTTCAAGACTGCATGACTTGACTGCTGCTGCCCTGTATGGTGTATATAACGATGGTGAAAAAGATATTGATATCTGTATCACACACGCTTTCTTCCCTCGTGTCAATGCTCAGAAGAAAGCCAATGATGATGGCATCCCACTTTTTGGGTGGCAATCAGATGGATGGCTTACAATGAGCAACACTCCAACAGTTCTCTATGATGACATCGTTAAATGGTTCATTGATATGAGACAGAAAGGCTTCAAAATTTCTGCTGTTGGTATGGATAGGAAATTTGGTAGAGAGTTCATGCTGAAAATGAAGCAAGCTAAATTCAAAATGATTGACCAGCCTCAGCTATTCTATTTGAAATCAGAGGGATTCAGAAGAATTGAATTGAAAGTGAAGAATAAAGAATTTTATTATGTACATTCGGACGCTTATGAGTATTGTGTCAGCAATGTCAGAGCCATTGAGAAAGTGGATGATGCTGTCCAGTATGAGAAATTAGACGGTGATGGCGGTACAGCAAGAATTGACTTGTTTGATGCGAGCGTCTTTGCTTGTATTCAGGCACTTGCTAACCTTGGTAAGAATAAGAATGTGATGGCTTACTTTGATTAGTTAGAAAGGAGGTGAGAAAAATGGGAATCTTTGACAAACTCTTCAAGCGTGGGAAGTCTCAAACGATGTTCACAAGCTTTGGAAATTCGGATTTGGGAATCATGTATGATGGCGATGGTTATATTCCATTAGCAAGGAATCCAGATGTGATCATGGCAGTCAATAAAATTGCTGACATGGTTTCAAACATGACAATTCAGCTCATGGAAAACACAGAATCTGGTGATGTAAGAATCAAGGACGGGCTGGCCCGAAAAATTGACATTAACCCTTGCGATCACATGACAAGAAAATCATGGATCTTCAAGATTGTCAGAGACTTGCTTTTGTTTGGCGATGGAAATTCTGTCCTACATGTGGAATATGATCCAATGACTGACTATATCAGCAATCTTAGACCATTCCCAATGTCAGAAGTGTCGTTCAAAAGTAATGATCTGACATACATGATCCATTTTAGGGACACTGATTTCAATCCAGATGAAGTGGTCCACTTTGCCATCAATCCAGATCCAGACCGGCCTTATATTGGGACCGGTTTTAGATTTGCTTTGAAAGACATTGTTCGCAATTTGAACATGGCTACACAAACCAAGAAAGGCTTCATGAATGGGAAAAACATTCCAAGCCTTATTATCAAGGTGGATTCATCAAGTGAGGAACTTGGAACAGTGGAAGGCCGGGAAAAAATTGCTAAGAAATATCTGACAACAAGCCAATCCGGTGAACCTTGGATTGTTCCAGAAGCTTTGCTGGAAGTGGAACAAGTGAAGCCATTAAGTTTGAATGACATCGCTTTGAATGAGTCAGTAGAAATTGATAAGAAAACAGTAGCTGGAATGTTAGGAGTTCCGGCTTTTGTTTTAGGGGTAGGAGAATTCAACAAAGAAGAGTACAACAACTTTGTAAATACCACTATCATGAGCATCGCAACAACGATTACTCAGACCCTTACAAGAGACCTACTGACTTCAACCACACGTTATTTCAAATTCAATCCACGTTCACTGTACTCATACGACATTACAGAGCTTTCAACTGTGGCCCAACAAATGACCAACAGTGCTGCAATGCGTAGAAACGAGTGGAGAGATTGGGTTGGTATGACTCCGGATCCTGAAATGGATGAAATTATTGTTCTTGAAAACTATCTGCCACAAGGTGAGTTAGGCAATCAGAACAAACTAAACAAGGAAGGAGGAAATGCCAGTGAAGAAACGTAATTCATACATCGCTACTCAATTCGAGACACGAGAAGAACAAGAATCTGGTGACTTGATCCTGAGTGGCTACTTCATCCGTTTTGATGAAGAAACTGAGCTGTGGCCAGGCTATTTTGAAGTGATCAAACGTGCAGGAGTGGAAGAAGCAATCAAGAATGCGGATATCCGTGCATTGTTTAATCATGACCATAACCTAGTATTAGGACGCACAGGAAACAGCACAGTGAGTCTCAAAGTTGATGACAAAGGTCTCTATGGGGACATTATCATCAACAGGAATGATCCAGACGCTATGGGAGCTTATGCCCGTGTACAGCGTGGGGATATTGTTGGATGCAGTTTTGGATTTATGCCTATCAAAGTGGATACCATTGAGCGTAAAGATGGTTCTTATCTTGATACCGTGCTAGAGCTTGAAATCTTTGAGGTCAGCCCTTGCACATTCCCGGCTTATCCACAGACTGAAATTGCTGCACGTCAGAAAGACTTTGAATGTCTGAAACGTGCCAATATTGAAGCGTTAAATGAACGCAAAATGAAAATTAAGGAGAAATACAATCTATGAACAAAGCATTGATTCTGGGCGCACGTATGCGCACAAAAGCAAATAAGGTTGTTGAATTGGAAGAAGCAATTGAAGAATTGAACAACCGTTCTGCAATTGAAGCAGAAAAACTGGACCGTGCTGAGACTGAAGAAGAAGTTTCAACGGTTGAAAAGAGCCTTGAAGACCTCCAAAAAGAATTGGAAGAGAAGCAGGCAGAAAAAGCAAAACTTGAAGAAGAAATTGAAGATCTTCAGAAACAAGTTGATGAACAAAATCGGAAAGCTCCAACATTCAAAGATGTTGAGCAACGTGGAGGAAAGAAATTGGAACAACGTGACGCAATTGCTAAATTCATTCGTACTGGTCAAACTCGTGACATTGAAGGTCTTAAAACGACAGACTCCGGAAGCGCTGCTTTGATCCCAACTGAAGTGTTAAAACCTCACTTCCTTGAAAAAACACGCAATCCACTCTTGGATCTTGTCCAACGTGTTCAAGTAAATAGTGGCTCTGGTAAATATCCAGTTATCAAGAAGACAGATAGCAAAATGGCTTCAACTGATGAATTGAAAGCTAATCCTGAACTTGGAAAACCAAGCATCAGCGAAATTGATTACTCAATCAAGACTTACCGTGGGTACATTCCTGTATCTCAAGAAATGATTGATGATGCAGACTATGACATCATGTCAATCGTAGAAGATGAAGTATTCAATCAAGGTGAAAACACTGAATTGTCATTGGTCGCTACCATCCTCAAATCAGCAACTCAAGCAGATGCTGCTGGATTTGATGGCATCAAAGACATCTACAACAAGAAACTTAAATCAATCTACAAAGCAAGTATTGTTGTAACTCAATCAATGTTTGCAGCTCTTGACAAAGTGAAAGACAAAGATGGGCGCTATATGCTTCAAACTGATGTAGCTTCTCCTACAGGTTACTCATTCGGTGGAAAAACAATCTACCCAGTAGATGACACTGTATTTGGAGCTGAAGGAGACATGAAGTTCTTCATTGGTGACATTTCTGAATTTATCAAACTCTTTGACCGTTCTCAAGTATCTGTTAAATGGGTTAATAATGACATTTATGGTCAATTGCTTGGGCTTTTCATCCGCCTAGATGTCAAGAAAGTAGATGAAGCTGCTGGCTTCTTTGGCACATACACTGATGTTGTAGCATAAGGAGGTATCACATGCCCTATACAGTAATCCGTCCATTCAAGGACATGCGTGATGAAGAACAACATGAATATAAAATTGATGATGTGTTTCCACGCAAAGGCTATAAACCTGATCAAGAGTTTGTTACAAGCCTCTTGACAGGCTTCAATTCAGCAGGTTCAATCTTCATCACTGATGAGGTGGTGAAGAAAGCAACTGAAGAATTGAAAGAAGCTACTGAGGAAGTGGAAGAAGCTGCTGAAGAGAAACCGAAACGCAAGAAAGCAACTAAGAAAGAGGAAGAATAGCATGGACACTGGTCAGTTAGTGGAATTACTTAAAATCAAATTAGGAATTGCTTCAAATTTGCGAGATAAAACACTAGAGAAGATTGTCTCAAGCGTCATCAGCGAATTAACAAACAATCTGGGTGTTGAATTGGTTCCAGATCGTGCTGACCATGAAATGTTCATTGTTGACTTTGCTGCTTATCGCTATGAAGGTGGTGTTGATTTACCACGTCACCTTCAATGGCGCTTGCACAATCTGCAAATCTCTTCCAAGAAAGAGGTGTGAGATGTGGAATGATGAAATCACATTGATAGGTTTTAAAATTACAGGCAAGGACAAGCTCAAGCAAGATCTGACTGAGAAAGTAAAAACTACAATTTTCTGTAAGAAGAAATCTATTACACGGTCCGAGTTTTACCAAGCCAATCAGGCTGGCATTCGTCCAAATCTGATTGTTGATATTCATAGTTTTGAATACGACAATCAGGAATTTGCTGAATTTGGTGGTAAAGAGTACCGGATTTTGAAAACATATCCAATCAACCTCAACATCCTTGAATTGACTCTAGTGGAGAAAATGACATGAGCCAAGATCTAGCAAGTCAAATCGCTAAAGCATTAGCAGAGTATTCCACAGAAGTTGAAGAAGAAGTGGATAAGATAGCAGAAGAAACAGCAGAAGAGGCCGTCCAAGAATTAAAAACCACAAGTCCAAAAAGTCCAAGGGCAAAAGGTGGTAAGTATGCCAAATCGTGGAAAAAAACAAAAATGGGGAAAGGTAATTTTGTGGTTCATAACACAAATTACCGTCTCCCACATTTGCTTGAATTTGGCCATTTAAAGAGGAACGGGGGACGGGTCTCCGGCATCGTACACATCAAGCCGGCAGAAGATCACGCTATTGAGAATTTTGAAAAGAAATTGAAGGAGCTTGGAAGATGAAGCTGTCAGAGTTTGCAGATATTTTGGAACAGGCTGGCTTGCCAGTCACTTACAAGGCATTCAGGGAAGGAAATGTCCCTTCACTGCCTTACCTTGTCTATTTTGAAAGCTTACCAACAATCACAGGAGCAGACAATCAAGCATCATACAAGATCCGTGCTGTCACTGTGGAATTAGCCTTTGAACGAAAAGATGAGGAACTAGAAGAACGATTGGAAGGGCTGTGGAATGACCACAAGCTCTTTTATGATGTTCAAGAAGAAAATTTTATTGAATCAGAAAGACTATTTGTGAAGTCTTATGAAGTCTATCTATATTGAGGAGGAAAGAAATGACTGAAAACAAAGTTACCTTTGGACTTGAAAATGTCCATGTGGCACCAATCCAATCCATCAGTGAAACAGGAGTGATCACTTATGGTCAGGTCTTCCGTTTTCCGGGAGCAATGGAATTGACGCTAGACCCTAAAGGGGATTCTGGCTCAGTGAAAGCTGATAACATTGATTATTATTTTGTCAATTCAAACGAGGGATATGAAGGGAAATTCAAAATCCCACACATCATTGAAGCTTTTGCCACTAAAATTTTGGGCGATATCAAAGACGCTTCAACAGGAGTCATCACAGAAAAAGCAGATGCTAAGACAACCAACTTTGCTCTTATGTTTGAATTTGCTGGTGATGCTAACAAGACACGTCATGTCATGTACTACTGTTCTGCAAGTCGTCCATCAGGTGGATCAGCTACCAAGAACGGAACTAACGTGAATGAACGTGAATTGAGCTTTAAAGCCAGCCCTCGTCCCGGTGATCAAGTGGTGAAACGTTCTATCACATCAGCGGACGATCAAGAAGTTTATAAGAAATGGTTTGAAAAGGTCTATGAACCTAATCAAGCTTTGTAACTAAGGAGGTCTTAAATGCGTAAGAGTGTGATCATTAGTGAAAAGGAGTATGAGCTTGTAACCAATGCTTACACTCCTATCGCTTATAAGAGTGAATTTGGGAAAGATTTCTTCCAAGATCTATTTGGAATGATCTCAAACCAGAATATCATGCAAATGGCTGAGAATGGCACCAATGAAGTTGACATCAACATGTTAGCCAATTTTGACATGACCTTCTTCAATCGTCTATTTTGGGTTTTTACAAAATCAGGGAACCCACACATCAAGCCTTATGAACAATTTTTCATGGAAATGGAAGAATTTCCTTTGCAGGATATTGCTCCAATTCTAATGGAAATGATCAATGATACAATGACATCAAAAAAAAACCAGATGAGTCAGAATCAGCCAGTGAAGAAATCTTTACAGTAGAATCATACCTTTCATGTTGTAAAGAAACTGGGCTTACAATTGATGATCTGAAGCACATTTCAATTGGAATGGCCCTGGATTATCAAACAGATTATGTGAATTTGCGTACTGAGAACAAATCAGAAACACGCAAGGCCACACAGTCAGATTTTGACTCATTCTAGTCTGAAATAGAGTGCTGAGAGGAAGAATCTGAGGTCAAGTTCATTGAATAGATGGACGATTGATCACAAGAAGCCTTTAGGCGCTCTTTATATTTTTATGTGAAAGGAGGAAATATGGCCGGTAATATTAAAGGGATAAAAATTGAAATTGGCGGTGACACACAGCCCCTTCAAAATGCCCTGAAAAAAGTAAATTCTGCCTCTATTGAAGCAGCAAAAGAATTGAAGAGCATTGACAAGGCTCTGAAATTTGACACAGGGAATGTGACCCTATTAGCTCAAAAACAAGAAGTCCTTCAAAAGCAAGTCTCAATTACCAAGGAAAAGTTGGAAACATTGAGACAGGCACAAGCACAAGTTGAAGCTCAGTTCAAAAGCGGTGATATTGGTGCTGATCAATACCGTGCATTTCAACGGGAAGTGGTCCAGACAGAAAACATCCTGAAGGGCTATGAGAACAAGCTTGAGAATGTCAATAAGGCATTAGACGGAAATGGGAATGCCACAAAATCCAACCGTGAACAACTGAAAGAACTTCAAAATGAGCAACAGCGCCTTGCAAGTGAAGGTGACAAAGTTGTCAGCTCATTCAAGTTACAAGAAAGCCAAATGGGTTCCAATGCTAGTGAAGCAGATAAGCTGGCACTTGCTGAACAGAAGATTGGCAAGCAAAGCGAGATTGTCGCCCAACAGGTTGAGAATCTTGAGAAACAGCTTGCTCTTGCAAAACAAGAGTATGGCGAGAACTCAACAGAAGTCAATAAGCTAGAAACTCAACTGAATGACTCCAAGGCTGCCTTCAACGGGCTTGCCAATGAAATGGAGAATCTTGGTGAGTCAGGCAAGAAAGCTAGTAGCGGTCTAGAAGAGACAAATAAGCTTCTAAAAGCTGAGTTACTGAATCAATTTTCTGAGAAGCTATCTGAGATCAGTCAGAAGTTGGTTGATTTTGGAAAGAGCGCTCTGGATGCGTTCCGGGAAATTGATGAGGGAATGGACACTATTGTCACCAAAACTGGTGCAAGTGGGAAATCCCTTGAGCAGATGCAAGACATCGCTAAGGGCATAGCCACTGAGATGTCTACTGATTTCAGTACCATCGGGAATGCGGTTGGTGAGGTCAATACTCAATTCAAATTAACTGGAGACGCTTTGAAAGTGACCTCAGAAGACATGCTCAAGTTTTCTGAGATCAATAATACAGATGTCACCAATGCCACAATTCAATCAAAGCAAGCTATGGAAGCTTATGGCTTATCCATTGATGACTTAACAGAGATTTTGGATAATGTAACCTACGTCGCTCAAGATACAGGGTTATCAGTAGATGATTTGATGAAAAAAGCTACAGATGGTGCCCCACAAATCAAGATGTTAGGTCTTGAATTTGGTGAAGCGGTCACCTTGATTGGGCAACTTGAAAAAAGCGGTGTCGACTCATCATCCGCATTATCAGGTTTAACAAAGGCGGCAGGTGTTTATACTAAAAAAGGAAAAACAATGAAGGAAGGTCTCAAAGAGACCATAGAAGCCATCAAGAATAGTAAATCAGAGACAGAGGCAATGGGAATTGCCATGGAGATCTTTGGTGCTAAGAAAGCTCCTCAGATGATCGATGCCATTAAGCGTGGAACCTTGAGTTTTGATGAGCTAGGAAAAACATCACAAGAGTCAGCCGGGCTTGTTTCTGAAACCTATGAAAGAACTCGTGACCCAATTGACGCATTCAAAAGAGCACAAAATGGGGTGAAGATTGTCATGGCTGAGGTTGGTGGAGCAATCGCTGAAACATTCGCACCAGCGTTAGATATGCTTGCAGGTCTTTTTAAAAATGTCGCAGAATGGATCAACAACTTGCCAGGACCAATAAAGAACTTTGTTGTGGTTTTTGGAACAATTGTAACAGTGGCCGGAGTACTTGCACCAATCTTCCTTGCTCTTCAAGCGGCCGCTGTGGCTGTCGGAACGAGTATAGGAGGGCTGATAGCTGCTGCATTGCCAATCATTGCGGTGATCGCTGCTGTTGTTGTCGCAGTAACCGGGATTGTATTAGCCATCAAGCACTTGTGGGAAACCAATGAGGGATTCAGGACCGCTGTTGAGACAGTCTGGAACGCTATCATGTCAGTCATCAACACTGTTGTCAAAGCCATCTCTGACTTTGTAATGCAAATCTGGGGGACGCTCACAAGCTGGTGGAATGAAAATCAACAATTGATCAGACAGACAGCAGAAACCGTCTGGAACGCTATTTCAGCCGTAGTGACAACAGTCATGAATGTCCTTGGACCATTTATTGAAACCGCATGGAATAACATTTCAACCGTAATTTCCACGGTTTGGGACACCATCAAAACCGTAGTAGAAACAGCCATCAACGTGGTATTAGGCATCATTAAGACTGTGATGCAAATCATCAACGGTGACTGGTCTGGGGCTTGGGAATCCATCAAGGGAATCGCTGAAAGTATCTGGAATGGTATCAAGAGCATTGCTGAATCTGTATTCAATGCGATGGCTCAGATCCTGTCTAATATCTGGAATACTATTTCAAGCACTGCATCAAGCATTTGGAATGGTATCAGTTCAACACTATCAGGCATCTGGAATGGAATTTCAAGCACGGTCTCAAGTGTATTCAATGGAATTTCAAGCACGATTTCTGGAATCTGGAATGGTATTAGCTCAACTGCATCAGGTATCTGGAACGGGATTAAAGATACAATTGGCGGTGCTATCAATGGAGCCAAAGATCTAGTAGGAAAAGCTATTGATGGAATTAAAGGCTTCTTCAATTTCCAATTCAAGTGGCCACACATCCCACTACCTCACTTCAAGGCCAGTGGTTCTCTGAATCCAATGGACTGGCTGAAAGGTAAAGGGATTCCAAGTATCGGCATTGAATGGTATGCCAAAGGTGGGATCTTAACCAAGCCCACAGCATTTGGCATGAATGGGAACAGTCTCATGGTTGGTGGTGAGGCTGGGAAAGAAGCAGTTCTGCCATTGAATGAACGCAACTTGAGCGCTATCGGTCGAGGTATCGCCCAAACAATGGACCCACAAGGAACCGTGATCAATATCAACATCTCTGACAACATCATCAGAGAAGAAGCTGATATTGAGAAGATCGCTAATAAGGTATCTCAGAAGATAGCTGCTGAATTAAGAAGACAGAAAGAATTGAGAGGAGCGCCTGCATGGTAAAGTACAATGAATTGATTATTGATGGAGTTGGAACTTCATCATTTCCATTTGATGTGATTGTGCTTGAAGGTCCTACAATTCAAGTAGGTCTCTCAAAGGATAAGCTGTTGAGTCATGATGGAGTTAGTGGATATATCGTTCAGTCGAATCCTCACAGAGAAGCGATTGAAAAGAAATACACTCTTCAACTCATCAACCCAACAGAATTGCAAGTTCTTGAATTCGTCCAATTCCTTTCCAAAAGGAATTTCTGGCTTGAGAATCAACAGAACAAGCTCACAAGATGGTTCTGTTATCAGACAAAGGTGTCTGACACTCAGAGAGATAAAACTAAAATGTATTCTGTGGAAGTGACATTTGTTTGTCACCCCACAAAATACATGAAGAACAACGATGTTCAAACTCTCACCTCAAATGGTGTTCTCAGACTACAAGGCAGCTCACTAGCGTTTCCTAAAATCACTATTAAAGGGAACAGCTCATCTGAGACCAGCTTCACGATTGGGAAGCAAACCATCAAGCTTGAACAGCTATCTGAGAGCGCTGTGATGGTGAATGATCCACAGAATCCAAGCTTTTTGGACAAGAAAGGGAATCTGGTGAAGTGGTCAGGAGACTTCATCACAATTGACGCTAACCAAAATCAGAAGACTGTTGGTGTGGTTTTGGGACCAGGTATTCAATCGCTTGTCTTTGAAACAAATTGGGGGTGGTTATAATTCTATATCTATTAGACAGAAATGTTCAAACAGTGAAATGGAATGGTCAGCCACTCCATGAAGCAACAAAAGCAGAAGTTGAAGAAGTAATCAATGTAAGCTATACACTCAAGGTTGACTACCCAATCACAGACACTGAAATTTATAAGAAATTTCAGGAAGACATGCTCATCATCGCTCCCACCCCTGTTACTGGCCGGCAACTGTTCCGGATCAAAGAAATCAGCGAGCAAGATGACACAGTAAGTCTGACTTGTCAGCACATCACAGAAGACATCTTCAAGCGCTCTGTGCGTCCTATCAAGGTTTCAAATTCAACCTGTCAAATTGCCTTGAATGCTATGATTTCAGCAGTTAAGACACCACTTGGGAAGTTCTCCTTCACAAGTAACATCATGGACAATAGAACCTTCAACACTACAGAGGATGAAACGCTCTATAAGATCCTGATGGATGGTAAACATTCCATTGTAGGCGCTTGGGAAGGCGAGATGATCCGTGACAACTTCCTGATTGACATTCCGAAAAGCCGGGGGATTGATCGTGGTGTGGTAATCACCACACATCAAAACTTGAAGCAGTATGAACGGAATAAGAGCAGTTCTAGCATCATCACAAGACTGCATCTGAAATCAACCTTCAAGCCAGAGGGAGCAGAAGAAGACACGGTTCTGAAAGTCACGGTGGACAGCCCCCTCATTGGCAATTACCCTTATATCAATGAAGCTGAGTATGAGAACAATGATCTTACTACAGAGGAAGAATTGAGAAAATGGGGTGAAGCCAAATTCAAGAATGGTGACATTGACAAGTCCACTGATCAGATCAAAGTTGAAGCTTATGAGCTAGATGGTCAAACTGTGCATCTTGGTGACACAGTGACCATCATGAGCTTGAAGCATGATGTCATGCTGAAGAAAAAAGCTGTGGGCTATGTCTATGATGCTTTGTCAGAAGAGTATATCTCTCTTACATTTGATGACAAGGCTGGTCACGGTGGAGGCATGTCAGGCTCTAATGGAATTTCTGATGTAGCATCTGAAATCCTAGATACAGTTCAAAAGACTCAAGAGGATGATGAATACTACAAGAAATTAAAAGTACTGGTTGACAATGCCAACAGGGCTTTTGAAGACAAGGCAGGAGCTTTGGAGAAAGAGATCACTGATGGCATTGAGCAAGCAAAAGCACAAGCTGAAGTAGTCAAAGAGGAAATCTCAGCTCAAGTCACTGAGAAGATAGCAGCAGCAAACCAAGCAAATAAGAATGAAATTGTAGAAGAGTTTAAAGCCCAATACAATGGCATTGAAGTCGAGATGCAAGGTCTGAAAGCTACCACTGACCGATTAAAGACCAGTGATGCTGACATCAAGAAGTTGATCAATGACTTCAAGGATCAGACACAGAGCCAATTTGTTGGGATCCAAGGTGCACAATCCAGATTTGAGCAGACCACAGAAAAAGCCATCTCTGACCTTACTAATGTGGCCAATGGCAAAGCTGATCGGTCGTTTGTTGAACAGACAGTGAATGGTCTCAAAGAAGAATTCACTTCAATCGGCTCT